GATGTCGCTGATACTGGAATTGGCAAATGCCATAATAATTCTCCTATATCAATTAAAGTCGTGCAGCTATTTGGTCAAATTGCTCTGCCAATAAACTGCGCCTGTCTTGAGCATTGTTCTTGGTAGCCATTCCTGGTGTGGAACTCTTTACCGAAACCGCATTAGCCCTTGCAGATTTCGCTGCTCGGTCTGCCGCTACTCGTTTTGCGTTATCCAATTCGGCCTGTTTGCTGACTTGTACGCTGTCAAATAACTCAGGGTCGAGGCGCACAGCTTTTTCATATGCATCCTCTAACGTCTGCGCCACGCCACTCTGTAGGAGTTGAATCATGGTCGGACGCGCTTCTTCAAAATACTCCGCTTTAGAACTAAACTTTTCAATTTCGCCTAAAAGCTGCTGATTTTGAGCTTGCTCTTGTTGCTGTTTCCAGCCAATCACTTCGCCACGAACATTATTTAGTTCATTTTGTAGTGCATAAATCGTTGGGTCAACCCCTTGTGGGAAATTGACTTCATTTAAGTTTACTCCATATTGTTGCGCTAATCTACTAAATAATTGCAATTTTTCTTGCCCATTACTTGTTCGCAACATATGGTCAGCCTCTAACAAGGCTTTGACCGCTTTGGGGGTATCCAAACCCATGCCCTGAATTGTTTGCAAATACGGGTTAACCACCTCGTTAATTTGATCCGCAAACTGCGCCTTAGAGATTAAAGGCTCAACGCCCTTGCGCATTTGTTCTTCACGTTGCCAAGCATACTCTTGCATTCTTGGGTCTGCGGTCTGCCAAACATCGTGATAATCTTTCTTCCAACTAGCGGGCGCACGCTTCCAAACGGGTTCTTCTGCGGGTTCTTCTGCGGGTTTCTCATTAGTGGAGGCAAATTTCCCCGATTCCTCGCGTTGGTATTTTGCGGGTTCGGCTTGCTGCGCAACCTCATCAAATTGCTGTGAGAGTAACTCACGCCTATTATCTGCGGCTTCTGTTGGGACAATGGGTTCTGTAGTATCCAAAGTTTATCTCCTGTGGTATTTCATTTGGATTGCTTGCTCACGCAATGAATTCATTATCTTGTTGGCTTGATCGTGGGTCATGTTGCCCAACTGTTGAGCCAATACTTCACGCCTTTTCTCGCTTGAGGGGGGGGTGAGTTTTGTTTCCATTGATTCATTGCCCACCTCAATACATCCATTTGCCTTTAGATGTTCACGGTGTCGGCTTCGGCTCTGAATCATAGAGCCGTCAATCATTGATTTATAAGGAGCAATGTCGCCCATAACCATAGGGGCTTGAATATCATCATCATTGGCTTTGTGTTTTTCAACCAATTCGCCATTACGCATAACGTAAGTTGTTCTCATAGTAGCAAAATTTCCTCGTCATCTGATTCGATGTGGTCGTCCCAAATTAACTGCATTTTGTCCAAATTGGACACCATTTTGTCGATGTCTGTCAATGTGACATTTTGCTTGGTTGCGATTGTAGCAAATGTTTCTAGATAAGGCGCAATTATTTCCTCGGGTATTTTGCCCTCAACAATGCGCTCGTATGCCGCGACAATCTCATCTCTACGTTTTTTGTTCTTTTCTTGCTCGCGTTTGAGTTGTTTCTTTAGTTTATCGGGGCCAGGATCATGGGTGTCATCAAGGTAAATAACAGGGATTGGAGGCGTTACATTGCCAACCGAGCCTGTCGCTTGAACGCCCGTCAATTGAATAACTGTTGCGTATGAAGCAACAACATCGCCAACTGCGCCCGTTGCCGATACGCCATTGATGCCTTGAGAGCCGCTTGGGGTGACAGAACCAACCGAGCCTGTGACCGATACACCACTAATGGCAACTGTTATTGATTCGCTCTCATTCCCTGCCAAACCCGAGGCTTGGACACCAACTAATTCAATGCTTACATTGTTGGCAACCGTACCAACCGCGCTTGTTGCCGATACGCCCGTTAGTGTTGCGGAGTTTCCATCTAGCAAATCGCCCGCTGCACCCGTTGCCTGAACGCCTGTTAATTCCGCAATAACGGCAACACTTGGGCTGCCAACGCCACCCGTAGCTTGATTGCCCGTTAATGGGAGGCTATCCCATTGGGCATCGTCCCAAGTACCCGTGCCCCAAGGCCCTTGTGCCATTATGCAATGCGCAAAAGACCTGTGGATGCATCGTTAGTAGGCATGGTCAACGTGAAAGTGCCCGCTGTTACCGTTTGCGATCCAAAGTTGTGAACGCTAACTGCTTTATTACTCGCGGTTGAGTTATAGATTAAAACAGCATCAAATGCCGTTGTAACCGTCAAAGCAGACCATGTAAAACTAGCCGAGGGTGTCCAATATGCCGTTGTTCCGCTTGTTGCGGGTGCATTTGCATTGGTAACTGTAACCCCGCCCGCTGTGTAGCCTGTGCCTGACGTATTCGTAACTTCATTAGTTGTTGAATAAGCGGTCGTTCCCGCGCCCAAGCTACCCGTTGCAAAGTACAAGGCCGCTTTAAAGGTGTTGCCCGTGCTTGGCGTGAAATTGTGTGTTCCCGTGAGCAATTCGCCCTTGAAACTTGTACACATTGCCGTTGTATTTGCCATTTTATTTCCTTAAAAAGATGAAGCAGCGCCATCAGCAAGGGCTGCGTGCTTGAGTTGCACATGAACAGAACGATGCACCAATTCACCATCTAACCAATATTCAACCCAATTAGTTGTCTCTGTATCGGTGTCGGCTTGACCCTCGCGCTTCTCAAGCAAGGATTCATCCATCTCGCCTTTAGTGGTTTCAATCATTTAATCACCTCCATGCCAACGGCCTTACCGTCAGGGCCACGCACAATTCGTTTTGGTGCTGAAATTAACTCAGCCACATTCTTCATAACTTCGGTGTTGTCATTCTGATTTTTCAACATTTCTTGCATTGTCCCAACGCTGTGGTTGTGGCTTTGCATGACTTGCTGATGTGAATTGTTCACCGTGTTCATCATGGCCTCAATCATACCTCTCAGGTCTTGATTCAAGGTCGCGTGCATCTGTTGCTGTGCATCCATATCTTCGGGCAACAAAGACGCTGAATGGCTAATTTGAGCCACACGAATCTTGGTGTTTGCGTCCAATTCGGCTTTGAAACGCTCCATTTGTTGCTCACGTTCAAGTTTGGCACTTTCAAGTTGAGCATTAAATTGAAGTTTTTGCGTTTCAGCTTGAATTTTGGCTTGCTGTAATTGAGCCTCAAATTGTGCTTGGGCTTGAGCCACTTGCATATCCGCTTGTACGCGCATTTGCTCGGATTGTTGTTGCGCTTGCAACTTCATCATCTCGGGGTCAGGCTTGGGCGGTTGTGGTTGAGCCATTTTTACCTTGATTTGGTCAAGTGCTTGGTCAATAACACCCTCAAGCTGCTTAGATGACTTGAATGCACTTATGCCAAACTTCATAACTTCCATCAAAACGGGGGTCATTTCGGGGCTTGATTGTGCAATCGGCATGGCTTGCTGTAGGAATCCCGCAAACGCACCAATAAACTCGGTACGCTCACGCTTCATTGCGGCTTCGTCCAACTGCACCAAGCTGTCCGCATCCACCTCAATCCTGAAATTGCGTAAAGGCTTGTCTTTAATCAATGCCAAAGCCTGTGGAATCATCTGCTGATCCACGGGTTGCATTTGGCTTGCTGCCGCATACATCAATATTGTTTGCGGTTGAAACTTGGTGCAAATGATCTGCGCTTTGAGCCTAATTAACTCGGAGGCAAACAATGCCACTTCCTCTTGCATAGAACGCAATCGGAGGCTTGCAAATTGTCCTTTGATCTGTTGGGCGGTCGCTGTTTCACTTGCAACTGAAGCACCCCTCAAGATGTCCGACAAACCCGTGATTTCATAGATTTGCTGCTTAATCTCTTGTCTTGCGCGGTAGCATTGGAGCAACGCATTAGCCAAGGTGTCCAAAGGCACAAGGTCGATTGAACCCTTCAAACCGCCTTTTTCGCTAAACGCCATCCACTTGTCAACGGGAATCAAGGTGTTGTTGTCACCCTCGGTCAACAATCGTTGCAATGCGGGCACGCTTGCATCGTAAACACCGCGAACACGCAAAGACTTAACCAAACCATCAATGCGGTCGCTCAAGATGTCCAACTCATTGGCTTGGTCTTGATAGAGAACGAAATCAGGAACAGGCACAAGGCTGTCGCTCGTCATCGTTGCATACAAAGGCTTGCAACATGGGAAAAACTGCTCTAACTCTAGCGGGTCATCCCGTACATCAATGAACTTGTTGCCTTGCTTGCTAAACCAATAGACCTTGGCGGTTTCTTTGTCCCACAATTCGCAAATCTTTGCCCGTGTGTACTCTCTTTGGCTGCTTGCGTAGTTTGACAAAGGATCAGGGCCGCTATCCAAGGGGATATTGCGTGCCGCTTCCTCACCAAAACGCTCAACCAATGCGTCTTTGGTCATATAGACCCAACGCCATACTTGGGTTACTTCTTCCCATGTACGGGCAACGCTATGACCAAAATCAGCCCAATGGACGTAATCGGTAGGGGCGCATTCATATTCGATTTGCTCCATCGGCTCGACTTCGCCCGCTGTGTAGTCTTTGCCTTCTGCCTCGTCCGCATCTTCTGTGACTTGCAAGCCATCATCATTTTCGGGTAATTCGGGCATCCCAGGCACTTCGACAACGTGCGGCTCATAACGAACCCAAGCCACGCCACGGCCTCCCAAGAACCGATCTTCCACCGCATGACGCATGGTGCTTCTAAAGTCGGTGTAATGCTCGATCTCAAAATCCAATGCACGCTCTACCAATATGGATGCAACACGCCCGATTGGGTCATTGTCGCCAAACCTACGGCTTACATCGGCCTTTGGCATCTTGCTGTAAACAGCGGGAATCAGGGTTTGGACATTTGACCAAAGAATATTGAACTTGGCGGTGTCATTGCCGCTTGCGCTACGGGTGTCATCCCGATAGCGCCTAATAATCTTCTTGGTGCGTGCTTCCCACTTTTTGAACTCGTTGTCATAAGTGGCAATTAGGGTGTTGTACTTGTCAACTTCCGTTGGGACTAATTCAGCCATTTTTGTTTCTTTCAGAAATTGCTTTTGCCTTGGCTCGGGCATCTTCTTTGGATGATGCGCCCCACGCCTTCAAAGCAAGTGCCAATCTAGTGGGTTCACCATTCTTCTCCATAGGGCCATCAGTTGCACCCATACGGGCAAGAAATGATGCACGCCTTGGGTTGTCGCCTGATTTAACGGGAGGCTTCAACGTGCCCCCTGTTTCCGCTGCATAACTCGCCCGCCCTTTAGCGTTCAACCCGCCTTCAGGGTTTTTACCTTCTTTGCGAGTCCATGCGGCTGTCATTTGTTCTCAGGCTTTGCGGTTTTAGCGGCTTCTTTGAAATCTTTAGCGGTTGGGGCATCTTTACTGCCCACCTTGTTCATCTTTTCGCCCGAACCCGCTTTGATCCGTTCTTGTTTTGCCAAAATGTTGGCATAAAGTCCCGCTTTTGACATGATTAAGCCGAGAAGATGCCAACACCCAACACTTCAACACCCGCGCCTGTAGTCACGCGCCATGAGCCGTTTCTAGATATGGTGTTGAACTCGATGTTATAGACACCAACTCCACCACCCGTTGAGGCGGGCAACACCACATGGGTGAAAGTTGCGCCATCGGAAACGCTGACGTTGCCTGTTGCGGATGTAGACACGGTACAAATTAGGCGGTGCAGATAGTCACCCGCTGCGCCTGTGCCACCCAAAACTCGGGCAGTTGCGCTTGCGGGGACGTGTTCATATTGGTATG